CAAGAGCTTCGACTCTTGCAAGATGCGCAAGTTGCTTCGGATGAGCAGCATTGGATCTATGAGGTGCCGGTTTGTGGTTCTTGTAATAGGTGCAAACACAACTATGTTAAGAGAAACTATTATGATATTGCTTTTCTTTTGCTGGGTTTCACAATAGTTCTTTCTTATTTCAGTTGTTATAGGTCAATTTTGTTGGCTTGGGTTGCATTTTGTTATCAATTCTTTCGTCCGCCAGCTGAGAACCGTGTTGTTAAAATACCCATCTCAGTAAAAACCGTTGGCACCGTTGAACGATCTGTTCATGCTGCTTCAGTTGCCGCGAAGGGATCAGAATTTCGAGCTCACGGAACTTTTATTCACCATCTCTCATTGTGCGATAGTTACAGTGAGGTGCTGAAACAGGCCCTGTGCACATGGGCGCCTGCAGCTATGATGGCATTCCTCGAATGTGAGGAAGGTGTTTCGCGCTTACTTTCTGACGGCCATCCCATCGTTGGCGCCGAACCGCCGGAAACTACTGACACTCATTCAGGCAATCCAGATGTTGAGAATGGAGCCATGAAGGGCACTCGGCTTAACGGAGATGAATATGGTGATGAAGATCGACTTAAATCACGTTCTGCCGAAGAAGATACTGAGAAGGTTTTAGCCTATCAGATTGGCCCTGATCTTATTCCTACTGAAGTTATGGCTTCCACTGAGGGCAATCTTAAATGCGGTTTATCCAAACGTGTTCGCCCACTTGAATTCCGAGCAAATCGCAATTTGGTTCGTCGTATTAATAATGCTGTTAAGGCGATGTGCACTCATGTTTTTACTGCTCAGAAAATCAAGAAATGGCGAGAACAGAATCCCGTGTTTGATGAGTTTAAGTCGAAGAAATGGGATTCTAAGCGATGGCGGCATGGCTTTGAGGAGTGTTTATCTGACACTCATTCCAAGATTGAACAGGAATTTCAGATTAAGTTGAATGAAGCCTTGCCTGCCAAGGATAAAGCTCCTAGGCCCATCATTCAGTGTGGTGATAAGGCCCAGGTAATGATGCAGCTGCCTGTTAAATGCTTTGAAGAGCTGCTGTTTGAGGCGTTTGAATCAGCTAGCATTAAGCATTGCCCTAAACACGATGCCATGAAACGCGTTGCCAAGCATTTGCGTCAGAAAGAGAAATGCACCGTTATTGAAGGCGATGGTTCTGCTTGGGATGCTTGTTGCAATGCCACTATTCGTGGTATGACGGAGAATATGGTTCTTAAGCGCATCATTTCGGTTCTTGGTGAGGACCCTGAGGTTCCCAAGGATTGGTTAGATGCGGTTATGGCTGATATGGAGAAACCAAGGCTCAAAGGTAAAGCTAAGGTTGAAGGCCGCCATTTGGTTTCTCCTATCCGTGTTATGATTGATTCTATCCGTCAATCTGGGCATCGTGGAACAAGTTGTTTTAATTATTTTATCAACCTTATCTGCTGGATCAGCGTGTTAGCTGAGAACCCAGAATATATTATTCAGAAGTTCGTGGTTGATTCAGATGAGCCAGTTTGGTATAAATCCACGAATGATGGGAGGTGGTATCAGCTCAAATTTGCTTTTGAAGGAGATGATTCAGTTTTGAGCACCACCGAAAAGGTTGATAGTCGTTTAATTGAGAAGGCCTGGACTTCGATGGGATTCAGGATGAAGCTTGTTTATGTTGAGCAGAAGATGACATTCACGGGTTTCGATTTTCTTTGCGATGAATATGGGCCCGTGGGAGCATTTTGTCCTGAGATTCCTCGGAATATTGCTTCATCTTCGTGGACTTGTTCCACTTTGGTGAAGCGAGATCCATCGAAGGTGAATGAGGTTGGTATGTCAGCCATGTATGCGAGGGCTGAAAATTTCAAAGATTGTGGGCCGTTATGCAATTATTTTGCCCAATTGGGCTTGGCCCATTATGAAATTTCTGGCGACATGGGTTTGGGGGAAGACCAGGCGTGCGCGCTTGGTGTGCATGAAACGAATTCAATCGTTCGTGAGTTGAAGCGTTTGGCGAATTCTTGCGGCATTTTGGATCCAGATATGCGCAAGTTGGTTAATATTGTTGTTCCTGATTGGACAGCTTATTATGAAACTTCTTTGTTAACTTGCGTTTTTGATGATCCTCTTTCGACAGCTACCGCGAAACAAGTTCTTCCCTTGAGCCTTTGGGATCCAGGGAATTACTCTAAAGCCAGGCGTTGAGTTTGCATAATTAGCGGCTTTAATTAATTGGGATTTTGGTAACCTTTGGTTACTCCAGGGACTCCCCCCCCCGTTTGTCCGCGGGGGGATTAGAAGACCGGGGGCACCAACATCAGTATTGGGTGTCATTGTGGTATTGAGGTAGGAGAGCACTCTATATCCCAAATTGCCGGGAACTCAATATCGGTAGGGCGACGAGGCCCGAAGGTCTGACCTTATGGTTCAGTAGGCGTGAACTGCCATTCACGTTGAAGAGCTAGGCGCCGTACTGACGGCTGCAAGGGAATGATAATCCGGTTGTGCTAGTCGGCATTCCCAGGTGAGGGCCAGGCGGACATGGAGTAGCGCCCATGTGAGATTTGCCACCTCAGCCGCATTTTGCGGTTCCGTCCCCCCGACCTGCATGCACGGTAGTGAGGCCTGTGATGGACTTGGTCGAATCCGTGTGGTGGGGTGGTTGCCTCCTCGTAGTGGGCTTAGGGTAGCAGCGGCTGTGCCTTGGCTGCTGTCCGAGTATGTCCAAGCAACCCAGTGGGAAAGGCTACGGGTGCGCTTGCGTGGCAGCGCGTTGTGTGAGAGCGACTTGGCGGGGCGGGGATGTGTTGGTGCGTCCGGCCCCAGAGCCCGTCAAGAAATCCGCAACACAACTGCATGATGCATGAGCTTAAACTGTGTGAGTCCATGCCGTTTCCTAGATTTGTTGTTTC